CATCTGCAGGCGCAGCAGGAGGCGCTGGCCACGGTGCTGCCCTACATCCAGCCGGAACTGGCGCGGCTGGCGCAGATCGTCCAGAACGTGCCGCAGCGGCCGGACCAGACGCTCGCCAACACCGACCCGGCCCGATACATCGCCGAGCGCGCGGCCTATGAGGCGGCGGTCGAGGAGCAGCAGCGGCTGGGCAGCCTGACGGCATTGCAGCAGCAGGCCCATAACCGCGCCATGGAGCAGCAGGTGGCGGCGGCCAACGAGCAACTGGCCAAGGAGTATCCGTTCTGGTCTGACCCGCAGCAGCGGCTGCAGGTGCAGCAGGAGATCATCGACTGGGCCACGACCAAAGGCGGCTTCACCCGCGACGAACTGCGCGGCCTGGCCAACCCGAATCATTTGAAAACCATGATGAAGGCCGCGATGTATGACCGCCTGGTGTCGGGTGCCAAGACCACCGCGCCGCCGCAGCGGCTGCAGGCGCCCGTGCGTGGGGCGCCGCCGCCGCCGGCTCCGAGCGAGCGCATCGAGGTGGCCCAGCAGGCGTTCGAGCAGCGCCCGAACGTGCGAACCGGCGCCGCCCTGCTAGCCGCCAGGCGCTCCAACGGCCAGGTGCGGTAGGATGTTCATATGACAGCCAGAAACCTACCCGACGTTGCCGATCTGCGTGCCTTCTTGGATTACGATCCGGCGACTGGTGAGTTTAGATGGCGAGCATCGGGCGCTGTAGCAGGCAGCCTTAATCCTGGGGGATATCTTCAGATTAAGCGAAACCACCGCATGTTGTCTGCTCACCGGCTCGCGTGGTTGATGGTTCACGGCGAGCCAGTTCCGCCGGAGATTGATCATATCAACGGCGATAGACGAGATAACCGGATCAGCAATCTGCGGGCGGCTTCCAGGGCCGACAATCAGGCTAACAGCAAGACGCGCCGCGATAGCCTCACGGGAATCAAAGGCGTCTATCCCAACGGCAATCGGTTTGGTGCTCAGATTTGGCATAATGGGCAGCGCCATTATCTCGGCATGTTCGCGACCGTCGAGGAAGCATCAGCCGCTCGTCGTCAGGCTGCCGAGCGTCTGCATGGCGAGTATGCACGTCACGGTTGACGCTGAAGCTATGTGTCTAATATTATACACGACGTTACTCGAAGGAGTGCGCTGAGCACCAACCTGCTGAGTAGCCCGTGCCGTCGCCAATGCTGAACGAGGCCAGCCCTCGGGAGTGCTCCGCACCAACCCGAACCCGCGGCCACGCTCCATTGCGAAACCCAAACATCGGTTTCACCGCATGAGGCGCTTCAGCGCCCGTGCTGCAATGGAGACAGCAAATGGCTGTTGGCGCACAGGGTTCGGCACCTGCTGGCACCTACATCGAAACGGCGGCCGTTGGAGTAAAGGAAGACTTGGCCGACGTTATTTATCGTATTGATCCGGACGAGACACCGCTCGTATCAGCATGTTCAAGGGTAGGTGCAAGTCAAGTCCTAACAGAGTGGCTGATTCAGGAACTAAACCCCGCCTCGGATAATGCTCAGCCCGAAGGTTTTACTGCCGTTATGCAGGCGGTGCTGAAGCCGGTGCGGCTGAATAATGTCTGCCAGATCCTAGCACGCACGGTAGGCGTATCGAATACTTTGCGCGTCGTGGACGTGGCCGGCGGCGAAGACGAATACAACCGCCAACTCGTGCTGCGGGGAATGGAGGTCAAACGCGACCTCGAACTCGCCATTACCTCCCCGCTGGTCCGCACCATTACCGACCCGCGCCATATGTCCGGGCTGCCCTGTTACACCGTGAACGGCAGCCGTGGCGCCGGCGCCGGCATCATGCCAGTGGGCGACGGCTCGAACGCCGGCACCGCAGGCACGCTGCGCGACCTCACGCTGGGCATGGTCGATAGCGCCGTCCAGCAGTGCTGGCAGGCCGGCGGAAAGCCCACGCTCGGCATCATGAGCGGCAACGTGAAGGCGTATTTCGCGACGCTGAGCCAGGGCGGCACCGGCAACGCGGTCGTGGCGCAGAATATCCAGAACGTCACCTCCCGCGAGCAGGTCACCATCATGGGCGCCGTCGATGTCTACCGCACCAATTTCGGCACCATCGATTTGGCGCCCGACCGGTTCTGCCCGCTGCACCAGATACTGTTGGTAAGCACAGACTATGTCGAACTCGCACCGTTGCCAGAACGTGATATTGTGCAGCAAGATTATGCCCAAACTGGAGATAATTCCCAGGGAGGTGTAGTATTCGAGGGGTGCATTCGGCCCACCGCACCAAAAGCGCATGCCACTATATTTGACCTGAATCAGTAGCGGCAGGCCGATACTTGACGCTAGTCTTGCCTTAAAATGTCCAAAACTGGCGTTCCGTCCGCGTTACTTTCGAGATAGTCCGCCAGTTTTCTCAGAATGTTAGGATCATCTTGAACATTCCCCAACGCGAGGTTGCAAGACCTGCACAGCCAGCCCCGAAAGTGGCCGCGCTGGTGACAATGGTCGAAGTGCAGCCCCTTCGTGGGATCGGGCGGCTTCTGGCAAACGTCGCAGACCTTCGGCCGAGGCCGACCGGCCACCGTTTCGAGGTCAATCACCCGCTGCGCCCGCTTGACAGGCAGCCGAGCCTTGTATTTGGCGGTCATCTCGCCGTTTTCGTCGCGAATAGACTTGCTGCCGGCCTCGCGAATCTTCCCGCGGTTCTTCTCGCGATATCGCCTCTGGTGTTCCTTGCGAGCTTCCCGATTCGCCTGCACCCACGCTTCGGCGCGGGCTTGATTCTCCGCCCTGAGTTCGGGATTCTTGAGCAACTGCTCTCGCTTGTAGGCGTTTCGCGCGTCGCGGTTTTCCGCCTCCCATTTCTTCATGTAGGCGGCACGCGCCTCTTTGTTGTTGGCGCGCCAAGTGGCGTTCGACGCAGCGGCGATTGCCTTGCGCGTCTTGTCAGTCTTGTCTGCCATAAGCCGTGGTCCTTCTCTGCAGGATCGTGGTTAGGAGCGTTGGCGGCTGTTACGGGCTGCCAACGCCCCGCTTATAGCGGTCAATGCCGATGAGCACACCGCTGCTTTACGGGAATTATGACCCGGTCACCCTGCGCTCGACGGAAGTGGAAACCGATGGCGACGGCGGCCTGGTGTTCATCCACTCGCAGAACACAAAGCCGATCATCGAAAGCGCAAAAGCCATCGCGTCCAACTTCGATCGGCACGCAGCGCGCAAGCAAAGCTGGACCCACGTTGCCCGAGTCCCGGCAGTGATCTGGAACCAGTGGCAAAAACTCGGAATCACCAAAGACGAGAAAATGCTCAACCTGCTGCTGGACAGCCGCGAGTGCCGCCTGTTCAGAACCGATGACGGAAGGAAAATATGATGGCCCTACCCACCGCAGAGCACCGCCCCGACGCTCCGAGGCAGCACGACACACCGGGCATCGGCAAGCAGGGCGACCCGCCCAAGATCGCACCCGCCGAGGCCGCCAAGCCGGTGCTGTTCGACGACATCGATCCCGTGCTGCTCGTCCGCCTCTATCCCGATGCCGTCAACTCCGGCGAGGCCCGCACGCTGGCGCTCGCAGCCGGGCAGGCCGCCTACGACGAAGGCGCCAAGCTCGTCGCCGCCCAGCAGGAGCCGGTCGCGGTGCCGGGAGCGGAAATCCCGCCGCCGCACCATGCCGCGCCGCCGCCGCCCCACGACAACAAGAAGTAACGTGGTGGAGCTTGTGCCATCGCCAGTTTTCAGCAACTGCAGGACGATGTCTCAGGATGGTTGAATCGTAGGGATGTCGCCAGCTACATGCCGGGCTGGGTGGCGATGGTTGAAACCGATATCGCCCAGACCCTGCGCGCCCGCTGCATGGTCAAATCGGCCACCCAGGCGGTGGACAGTGACTACATCACCCTGCCGCCCGATTTCGCGACCATGGAGAGCATCCGCGATGCCACCTCGGGCGAACTGCTCGATCTGAAGGACGAATGGAGCGGCCACTGGACCGACCCGTTCAACAACGCCTGGAAACAGGGCGCCGTGGTCGGTGCCACGCTGCCCGCAACGGCGTATCGGCTCGTGCATGACTGCATCGAGTTTCTGCCCCACCCGGTCATACCGAACCCGCCCGACCCGACCTGGCAGCCGCAGCAGGTGTTGATGGGATGGTATGCCCGGCCGCAGCCGCTGCTGCTGCCGTCGGACACTAACCCGGTGTTGGATCAGCTTTACGCCGTCTATCTGTTCGGCGTGTTGAAGCAGGGCGCGATGTATGAACGGGACGACCAAGACGTCGCAAAATGGGACGCCGCCTGGCGGGAAGCGGTCACTGGGGCCAACCTCTGGAAGCAACAAAGCGACTACAGCGGCGCACCGTTCCGCGCCGAATTGGCAACGGTGTTCTGATGCCCGGCAGCGCCACCACCCTCACCCAGCAAGGCGTCCTCGGCCACACCCTCGCCTTCGCGCCGATGACCGCACCCACCGGCGTCTTCGTCGCGCTGTGCATGGCCACCCCGCCACCGACCGCCGGCACCGGCGGCACCGAGCCGGTCGGCAACGGCTACGCCCGCCAGCCGGCCACCTTCCAGTTGATTACCCCGCCGCCAACCATCGCCGCCAATGTCGGCACCCTCGCCTACCCGACCGCGACCGCCGCATGGGGCACCATCGGCTTCTTCGAGGTGTGGAGCGCGCTCTCCGG